ACGCAGGTCAAATGGCTCAAGGATATTTTATCGGCCTCACCGAGTGCGAGTTACTCGACCTCAAAGCCAAGGCACTCTCTCTGATTATGGAGGGCAAAACGCTTTTATCCTACGCAGACTCCGGGTCGTCCGCGACCAAGGCTTTCCCAGGCATGACGCCGAAGGAGGTCTTGAACGAGGCTATGTTCGGCCTGAGCCGTCTCGATCCTGGCAAGTATGGTCGCCGCGTCACCATGATCAACACGCGCTGGGACAACCGCATCGACTAATCTATGTCCCCCCGCAAGAAAGCCCCTACTGTCAGCCTGCGCCCTAAGAAGGCAAAGCCGTCCGCCCGCAAGGCTACGCCGGCACCGCAAGCCGCGACTGTGTCTCAGGGCCGTTTCAATAACCAGTACAGCGGGAACGAGTGGGGCTCGACCGTCCAGACCTACGCCCGCCGCGTCATCTACGCTCCGCAGCCGGATGACATGCGCCGCGACATGTCCCCATGGGACCGCAATGAGATGGTTAAGAAGTGCCGCTGGGCCGAGCGCGAGTCCTCGCTCTTTCGCCAGATTCTGAACGACCTCGTCATCTACGTCGTCGGCGACGGCATCAAGTGGCAGTCCCACGCAAGCGACCCTGAGACGGCCCGCCTCCACGAAGAATACTTCGCGATGAAGGCCAAGAACCTCGACGTCTCAGGCAAGTCCTTCTTCCAGTCTCAGGCCATCCTTACCCGGGCAATGTTCCGCGACGGTGATGCCTTCTCACTAAAGGCCGACCTTAACGGAGAGGCCAAGACGCAAATCATCGAGGCCCACCGAGTAGGAGACCCCACCGATCGCGACACTCCTTCGGATTGTTGGGACGGCATCGGCTTCGGTAAATATAACGAACCGATTTACTACTCCGTGTACCAGGCTGACGGCGGCTCCCGCAAGGTCGAGGCTCAGTCTGTCATGCACATTGTCGACATGGAGACGGCCTCCGGCTCCCGCGGCGTCCCAACCCTCCAGTCTGCGCTTTGCGCTATTCAGGATGTGAAGGAGCTGCTCGACCTAGAACGCAGGGCAGTCAAGGACAACGGGGACGTGAATCGAGTGATTTTCAAGGGCTCAGGATTCCTCGATGAAGACGCGGCCTCTGAGATTTCAAATAGCCGTGGCTCTGCCGAGAACGTCGCAAGCCAGATGGGCGGCAAGGCTATCGTGCTCGAGAGCTCTGATCGCTTTGAGTCCTTCGAGAGCAAGCGCCCGAATTCGACCTTCGTGGGATTCCTCGCAGCGCTGGAGAAAGACATCTGCTCAATCCTGCCTTACGAATTTGTAAAAGACCCGACATCAGCCGGCGGAAGTGCAGTTCGATTGGTCACGGCAAAGGCCGCTCGCGTTTTCGGCAAGTATCAGAATATCATTATCGAGCGCTTCTGTCAGCCGACTTGGGAATACATTATCGCCGACGGCATTGCCCGTGGAGAAATCCCTGACGACTCCCGCTGGTGGTCTACCTCTTGGACGACTCCGAAGAGCGTGACCGTCGACGCAGGCCGCGAAGCCGCGAACGATCGCGCCGACATCGAGATGGGCCTCATGTCCATGTCTGAGCTCTACGGCCAGCGCGGCCTCGACTTCCGCTCTGAGATGGAGAAGCGAGCCGCCGACATGGCGCACATCCAGAACCTAGCCAAGCAGTACGGCATCCCGTTCGAGCTGCTCTTCCGCCCGACTAACACTCCCCTCGGCACGGTCGCTCAAGTCGACCAGGCTGAACCGCTCCCCGGCATCTCTACTAACGAAAAATAACATGTCTCGCTTCCTTTCCCATGCACTTAAGGGCCGTGAGCCGATGCTCATCGACCCGGCCAAGGCCCAAGACTTCTCTGTCATGGCCGAGAAGTTCGGCTTCACTGACATGCTCGCTCAATTCTTCGGCGTGGCCCCTGTGCCATACGTCCAGAACGGCGTGGGCGTTATCCCGATTGCCGGAGTCATCGGCAAGAACCTAAGCCCCATCGAGAAGATGATGGGCGCTATCGACGTGAACGACGTCTCTATGGCCGTCGACCTCTTCGCGGCTGACCCTGCCGTCGAGAAGATTGCCTTTAACATCTCATCCCCTGGCGGCACGGTCACCGGCGTCGAGGAACTAGCGAATAAGATTCGCGACCTCGGCAAGCCGACCATGGCGTACACCGACACCGAGATGGCCTCCGCTGCCTACTGGCTAGGAAGTCAGGCAGATCGGGTGGTCGCCTCGAGCTCAAGTTCCGTGGGTTCCGTGGGCGTCTACATGGCCGTCCCTGACATGAGCAAACTCTACGAAGACTCTGGCGTCCGCATGGTCGTCATCAAGTCGTCTGGCTCCCCTCTAAAGGGCGCCGGCATCGAGGGCACGTCCCTCTCTGACGAGCAGGTCGCCGACCTCCAGGCTGGCGTCGACTCGATTCACGAAGACTTTAAGGCCGCCATCCGCTCCAAGCGTACGCTGGTCGCAGACTCCGCCCTCCGTGGTCAGGTCTTCTCCGGCAAGCAGGCCGCCGCCCAGGGCTTGGTCACTGGTCTCGCCGACTCCTTCAATAAGGCCTTAGCCTCTTTCTAACATGCCCCGCATCTTCACTGACATCGATGACACTATCCTGAAGGACGGCCAGCCCGTCCAGCGCGTCATCGACTACATCGACCAGAACGGCGAAGAGGTCGTCGTACTGACTAACCGCCCCGAGACCGACCGCGATAAGACCACGGCAGAGCTCGACGCTATCGGCTTTGAGTACGACGCCCTGATCATGAATGACTCAAACGCCGAGGCCCCTGCCTTCAAGGCTGGCGTCATCAAGGCCGAACTGGATGCCGGCCGCCCGGTTGACCTATTCATCGACAATCGTCAGGATACTCGAGACGCCGTGGCCGCCCTGGGCGTAGAGGTCATGGACCCTGCGGACATCCCTGACATCGTCGAGGAAGACGCCATCGAAGAGATGCCCGTCGAAACCCCTGTCGCTCCTGAAGCAAAGGTTGCCAATCTCGGCAGGTCTAAGATGACCATCGAAGAGCAACTCGTCACGGCCGCCGCCTCTCTGGCCGGCCTTACTGCCGAACGCGACGACCTCCGCTCCACCGTGGAGAAGATGACCGTCGGCGCTTCTGCTGAACTCGACAGCCTCCGCGTCGAAGCCTCTGTCGCTTCCGCCTCCATCGCTACTCTCACTGAAGCCCTCAAGGCCTCCGAAGCCGCCCTTGCCACTTCCCTGGCTAAGGTCGCCGAGCTCGAAGCCGGTAAGGCTAGCGCCTCAAAGGAAGCCGCCAAGATCGTGGCGTCCTTCGGCACCGAGCCCGTCGAACTCCCCAAGGGCGACAGCCCTGCGAAGATGAGCAACGCCGATATCAAGGCCGCTTATCTCGCCCTCCCTGCCGGTCAGGCCCGCATCGCGTTCTTCAACGCGCATAAGGCCGCTCTCATTTCCTTCTAATCCTCCCTACCTAATACACTAATATGGCTACCGTCCTCCCTACCGCTCCGGCAATCCTTTCTGACTACATCGTCCAGACTGTCGCCGGCAAGCTGCCCATCCTCAACAACGTCTCCGTCAACCTCTCGGCCTCCGTCGGCCGCGCTGGCAAGACCGTCTTCGTCCCCATCATGGGTTCGGGTACGGCCTCGGAATTCAACAAGGCCTCGAACACCCTCGCGGATGTCGACGGCGCCACGATGACCAACTCCTCGGTCACCCTGAAGCACTTCAAGTACGTCGACGAGTTCAGCCCCCTGGACATCCAGGAGTTCGGCATGCAGTACCTCATCAACGCTTACGCGAAGACCGCCGCTCAGGCCATCGTCGACAAGTGCTGGCTCGAAATCGGTGGCGTCTTTACCGCTGCCAACTTCGCTACGGAAGAAACCGTCGCCCTCGGTGACTTCGGTTATGACGACGTCGTCAACGCTCAGTTCCTCCTCGACGGCGCCAAGGCTGGTCAGCCTCGCTCCTTCCTCGTCGGCAACGGCTACCTGAAGGCCCTCCGCAACTCCGCCTCGCTCGTCAGCTCTCTTAACCCGAGCGCCAACACCGTTGTCACCACCGGCAACGTCGGCCAGGTCGCCGGCATGGACATCTACCAGTGGAACCAGATCCCTGCCAACGGCGAGAATCTCGCAGGCGTGGCGATGGGCCCGGATTCCTTGCTGGTCGCGACTGGTGTGCCGATGGCTGAAATCGCCGGCTTCACCTCCAGCGTCGCCACCGCCGAGTCCGGCCTGTCCATCCAGGTCCTCGTCGGTCAGGCTGAAACGGGCAACATCCGCTGCATCGCGCAAATCTTGGTGGGCGCCGCAAAGGGACGCTCGACCAGCGCAGTCCGCTACGTCACCGCCTAATAGCGGCCGACGTTCAAATCAGGGGCTCCGAAAGGGGCCCTTTTTTTGTGCCTGTTTGCCAATGGTCGCAGGTTTATAATGAGCCTCTATGCCGAGTTCCTCCCCGATGCGAAAGAGATGATCGCGGACTTCGGCGTTGCCGGCAGCGCTGGCGGCGGAGACATTACATTTAAGTGCCTCATCTCTGACCCCGCGGTCCAGACCGTCCTCGAAGCAGGGGGGTATTGTGAGCGGACCCAGTACTCGGTCAGGCTACCCGCTGTAACGGCCTCCTGGAGCCTCCCAGATGGGTCAGTCGGGGCATCCAGCGCCATCATTAGCGGCGGCGTCCCTGTCTCTGACTTTGCCCAGGGAAAGAAGATTGTCGCCGGGGGCCGCGATGTCCGCATCACAACTCAGACTTATAAGCCCGCGTCAGCCTGGGTGACCCTAATCGTCATCGACGACAACCAGTAATGCCGGCCAAGGTCTCCATTGAGCCGAAGTCCCTAGCTCAGTTCGTCGAGGCCTGCCGCCAGTTCGCC